TGAATGTTCCGCCCGCCACAATCCCGGCTTGCACGGTGCGGTAGCAGTTGGCCAGCACGACGCTTTGCTGGATGGTCAGCAAGGCAATGACCTTGGCCAGATTGTCAAGCAGCGTGGCGCAATCGCTATTGCCCGGCGTCCCCGCCGTGGCGGCCGGCAGATTCACCGGATACCAGTTCGTCGGCACGCGCGAAGGCAGTACCGGCTGGCCGCCTTTGCCGCCCGCCAGGCCGCCGATCCGCAGCTCCTGCGTGACGGTCTCAAAAGTTAAATGAGTCGATTTAGACATGATTTCCTCAGCGTCGTGATTGTCTGGAAGGCCGCGCCTTTCGAAAGCGATAGGCCTTCCGGGAACTAAGCGCTCGGGGCCGCCGCCACGCCAAAGAACCCGTTCCACCCGCAGCTGAAACGCATCCAGCCCGCGGTCTTCAATGACCGGGATTCGAAGTCCACGCCATGCACGGTGTTGAACGCCTCGCGCTCGTACCAGCGCAGTTCGGTTTCTTCCGGCTCCGCTTCCACCATCCAGGCATGCGGGTCGTTCAAGTAGTCCCAGATCATCCAGTTTTCGAAGCTGGGCATCCCGGAGCGCTTCTTGAGCGCGTTGATGGCGCGGTTGGCCGTGTCGGGACGGTCGACACCGCCCAGTTGTTCGGCACCCACGAATTCGAGCTCGGGCGGCAGGATTAACGTCTTGGGGACAATGCGCTGCCGCAGCCCGCGATGGTTCACGGTGCGCCGCATCAGCGTCAGGATCTGCCGGATCGAGTCCACGTCGGGATCGGCCGCGATCGCCAGGCAGTTGGACTGCACGCCTCCGCCCACCAGCGGATGCGCGGTCGAAAATAACGGCACGCCGTCCGGACCCGGAAAAGTCGGATCGAACCCGCGATTGAAATTGTAGGCGGCCGTGATCTCGCGCGTCTCATGCGCGGAGCGGCCCAGCTCGACGGCCAGCTTCTTGATGACGCCGAACTGGTCGTCATCCATCGCCACCTTGGTCACCTTGAAGCCCAGTCCGTATTGCAGGTGCAGATACGTCTTGCGGAAGCCGGGCAGGGGAGTGTCGTAGCGGACGCCCACGCCTTCGCCGACGACCGGTACGGTGCCGAAGCCGGTTACTTCGGTGGTCTGCTCGATCGAACGAGTAGACTTCTTCATCCGGTAGATCTGCTGAAACTGGCTCGGGAACTGGTTGTACTTGGTCATGATGACCTCGTCCAGCGCCGGCAGCATCGAGGTCAGGTTTAAGTCGGGGAGTAACTGTCTGACTATCATGTTTTTCTAAGTCCTGTTTCTCTTTCTGCCGCGCCCTAGACGCCGGCGCTTCCTTGCGCAAACTGATGCTTGAGGATGATGACCTCGACGATGGCGTTGGCGCCTTCGGCGTTGTTCACATTGCGCGCCAGGTCCTGGATGCGCAGGTCGAGCCCGGCGGTTGTGGCAATCGACGAGGAGCTCACCTGCATGGCGCTCAAGGTGCTGCCATTGGTCTGCGCGGTGTTATTGATGTTGGCGTTCTTGCCGACCATGGAGGCGACCGTAATGGATGTCGTGCCGTCGCACTGCGCGGAAAACACCGCGTTCGGATCGTCCACAACCGTGTGATAGGTTGCGGTCGAAGCCAGGCCCGCATTCAGCGCGGAGCCGAGAATCAGCGTGTTGCCGGGCGTGCCGGTGGCAAACGTCTGGCAGCCGGGCGTGGGAATGAATTGACCTTCGACCGTTTGCGACACGGCTACCTTGCGCAGCATGTCGAAGGTGTAGATGGCGTTGGTGTCCGAAGCCGGTTTGGCATACTCCCGAATGCCGACCGGCGCGCCCGCCGTGTCGATCATCAGAGGTCGAAACCCGCTCGGCCAGTTATTGTTAATGACTGAGTAACTCATTGTGTGAATGGCTCCTAAGGAGGCACCCGCGCAATGAGGCGGCAGGACGCTCCTACCCGTGGTAGTCGCGCCCCCGCAAACGCAAATTCAAAAAGCTACTTTTTTACTTGGCGCCGTCTTCGCCGCGGTCGACGGTCATGCCCATCTGGTAATCCTGGGCATTGCCGACGTTGGTGACGACATCGCCCGGTTCGAGCACCTGCAGGCCCATGCCCTTGGCTTCGTCCTTCATCTTTTCGACGGCCAGCCGCTGATTGTCCTTGATGGAGCGCAATTCGTCGTTGGAGCGCTCGATGGGAGCGCGCCGCCGCTTGGCCGCGACCGCTTCCGGGATCTCGCCGACGACCATCTTGCCGCAGCGCACCGGATCGCCGTTGGCGTCGCGCACGATCTGGTAGCCGCGCCGTCCCAGCCGGTCGTTCACTGAATCGCTCAACAGCTTCAGCGCCATGCCGGGCCGCTGATAGTCCTTCTTGATCTGGGCCAGCGGATCGGTCAGCCCGAGCGGATCGTAATCGAGATCGCCCCACGCTTCGTTCTTCTTGTCTTCGGCGTCGGCGGTCAGCTCGACTTTTGGATAGCCGAGTTCGCTGCGCAACTGATCCAGTTGCGCCTGTTTTTGGATCAGCTCTTCGTTCGACAAGCCGACCGCCACATGCGCAAAGTTTGCGTCCGGCGTCGCCGCCTTGGGTGACGCCGGTTGATTCTTTCTGGTTGACATTGGTTACTTACTTCCCCCGGTCACAACCACGCCGTCCTTGGCGCGTTTCTTATAGCTCTCGGGCGTGATTTCGAGCTGTTCGCAGATGTACTTCTGAAAGGGATCGAGTTCGCTCGATTCTTCCGCCGCCGCCGCTTCGCGGGTGGTCTTGTCGCCGCCCTGGGCGCGCGCCCGCGCCTCGCGCTCCGCCTTCTCGCCCGGCGTGCGCTTGCCCGATTTGTAGCCTTCGAGATCGGCTTTGTCGGCGGCGAACTTCATGGCGAGATTCGGAGCCACGCCCAACTCGATCATGGCCCGGTAATGCACCGCCGTGGCCTTGAAGAAGTCGCTCGTCTTGTCCTGCAGGTCTGGGTATTCGGCGGCCAGGGCGTTCTCGGCGGCGATCGTTTTCGCCTTGCTCTCGATGCGCGCGTCGACGTCGGTGGCGCGCACGAAACCGCGCTTGGCCAGCAGTTCATCGAGCCCCTTGGTGCCCTTCTTCGACAGCAGCTCAATCGGATCTTCTTCTTCGTCCGGTTCAGCGGCGGGCGTCGCCGCGGCAGCCGGCGCGGGCTGGCCCGCTTTCTTGGCCTGCTCGTGCCAGTAGCGCATACCCGAATCCTTCTCGGCATTCTCGGCGCGCAGGCGCAGGATTTCTTCGTTCAGCGCTTTGGTTTCGGCCAGCGCGGCCGCGACCTCGGGATTGCCGCTGCCTTCGCCGCCATCGGGATCGTCCGCTTCGGCGCGCAGCACGCCCCGCCGCAGTAAGTGTTCAAGAATCATTGGTTTCCGTTCCTGCCGGTTTGAGTTTGCTTCGCAAACATTAGAGTTTCAACCTCTGTCCGAATTGCGTGTCTTTGTAGAGATCGGCCCGCTTGCGGCAGTAGGTGTCTTTGCAAACGGCGCAGAGGACGCCATATACCCCGTCAATCGGCACCACATACATCCGCACCGTCGCGCCCGTTGCCAAAGCGTTCAGATCGCGCATGGTTGTGCCGCACTGCTGGCAGCCGCGCGGAACCGCGCCCGACAGGATCGCGAGCGCATGGTTGTGCCACTCGAAGCACTGCCGGCACATGGATTGACCGGTCGACAGCGGGAGAAGTTCGGACGGCGCCCGCTGGCGGGAACACCAGTTGCAGCGCCCCGCCATAATAACGCTCACGTTAGTGTTGAAACTTCTCGGCGTTGTCGGCGAACTGCGCGCGTTTGCGGATCGCCGGATTGGCTGAATGCTCGGCGGCCTTCAGCTTGCCTTCGGGGATGGGCTGGCCTTCCGGCACATCCAGATCCCGGTGCAGTTCGCCGCGATGCGACGGCTTAATATGGATCGCGCCGTTCTCGCGCGCCAGGCTTTTCTCGAAGCCCGGATGCTGCTTGCCGTGGTTGACGCTCTCGTCGAACCCCGGATGACTGCTTGGTTTCCTCATGGTCTTGGTAACTCCTTCCGTTTCTCGATCTGCAACTGAAACTCCGGCACCAGGCGCCGGAACTCGGCCGCCGTCAGGTTCACTTCCTCCAGTAGCTTCTTGCGCTCGCTCAGATCCTGAATGTTCGGCTCGGCCAGAATGCGGGCCATCACCGCCTGGTGCTGCAGCGTGCGCGACAGAATCTGTAAAATGCAAGGCTTCTTCATGCGCCACTTCCTTCGGCACAGGCAAGTTCGTACTTGCCTTCGAATACGTCCTTCGGATTGAGGTATTCGTAGCCGTCCGCTTGCCTTACCCAGTAATCACCCGGCTCCGGAATGTAGCGCGCCAGCATTCCCTTGTCGGCCACTTTCATCTCGCCGCTGGCCAAGTGGCAAACCATGCTGCCGTCCCGTTCGATCAAACCCGCGGCGATGATGATGAACGCCTCCACCAACACCGGCTTCGCCCGATACCTCATGCCTTTCCCGCCCCCTTGCGGTCGCCCAGCAACTCCCCCTCGATAATCTGCGGCAGGCCGCGCACCACGCGCAGCCGCTCCAGAGCCCCCTGCGCCTTACGCCAGGCGTCGAGATCCGGCGCTTTCTCGCAGGCCGTGCGCTCCGCCTCGATCATGCCGTCCAGCCTGCGCAGAAACACGCCAAAGGCCCGCGACTCGCACATCTCGCGCCACTCGCGCCGCGTGAACGGGTCGCCGCGCTCGACAATGCGGAGGCTGCCGGCGATGTTCATAGCTTTCCCATCTCAGTGAGACAGCCCCAGAAACGGGCTTGCTCCGCAAACCGGGCAAACGGCGCCCGCTTCAGCCAGCAGGCCGGAGCGCAGTCCCAGCAGCAGCAGCGCCACCGTGCCCTCGCATTGTTCGCGCCTGCGGATATTCAGCAGATAGGTGTGAACGGTCTTCGGCGACAAGCCGAGTCGGCACGCGATCTCCTTTTGCCGATGGCCCGCCAGAAACAGCAGGAACACTTCGCGCTCGCGTGGACTAAGCCGCATCGTTCACCCCGGGACACAGCGCGAGCAACGCCGCGCGCCGCTGCCGGACACGCGGCGGCTGGGCGAGTTTCTCGACATGCCGGCGCAGCCGTCCGATGGCCCGCGATTTGTAGTTGCGCAGCTGATCATAGGTCAAGCCCAGCGCCTCTTCGATCTCCTCGCGCGTCCTCTCTTCGAAATAAAACAGGATCAGGATCCGGGCATCTAGCGGTGCGAGCAGCGCCAGTCCTTTCCTAAGCAAGAGCTGCCGCTGCCTCCGTTCGAGCGGCGACGTTTCAGCCGGGGGGGCCAGGAGCGGGTAAGCGTCGAGCGGCAGCATGCGGCGCGCTCTCACGATGGCCCGTATCTGGTCGCCGGCCAAGTGCCGCGCCACTACCTGCGCGAAGGCGGCAACGCTTCTGATCGACCGCCGCTTGCGCGTTTCCTGCAGCATCGTCAAGTACAGCTCGTGGCTCAGATCTTCGACGTCCGGGTGATGGCGGCCGAAAGCCCCGGCAAAGCGGCTCTTGCCGATCGCGCAGGTGAGTTCGTAGAGAGCTTCGTCCGTCATGGTTGATCCGTCACAGGCTCTTGCGCAGCAGCACGAATTGCGCGGCGATAAACTCGCGCAAGTCCGTATCGCGCTGCCGGACCTCGCGGCAGAAGTCCTGCTGCTCTTCCCGGACTTTTTCAATCAGTACATTCAGCTCCACGAGCGCGATGACAACTTTCTTGTGCTTCGTGTCGCGGTCTTGTTCGGCGGTCGGGCGCATCGTCGTTTATCCTTTGTTCCTGTGTTCCCGCCGGAACCACTCCGCGCGCGCGCGGATCGTGACGCCGCTTTGGGCCAGCACGTCGGCATACAGATCCGGATTCCTCCAGATCAGCGCCAGGAAGATCGGAATGGCCACCAGAAAATCAATGGTCAGGAGCGTGCGGACGACAAACTCTTTCATGGCTTCGCTCCTGGTGGCGGTGGTCCCTTGAACGGCTGCGGGTTAATCGGTGGAGCCTGGCTGCCCGCCATCGGCATCGGAGATGGGGGAAGCGGCCCCGCGCCGGGCGGCATCATCACACCCGGCGGAAGGCCCGAAGGCATACCCAGCCCGGCGGCCGGATTGATGCCGAGGGCGCGCGCCTGCTCGACGGCCTTTTCGGCCAGCGCCTGCACCAGCTTCTTTTCCTGCAGCTGATGAATGTGCTCGATGTAATGAGCCTTCAGCGACTGGATTGCGTCCTTGTCGCCGTACTTGTCCTCGACCGCCAGTTTCAGATCCCGCATGTGCCGGATCATATGCAGTTCGTCGTTGTCCATCGGGTTGACTTGCACGGTCTCCCCCTGCTGGATCAGCGACCACTCTTCCTTCGGGTTCTTGGGCAGGTCGTTTTGCGGCGGCTCGGGCACCAGATCGGCGAAGTTAGGATCGCCCAGCGCCTCATGTGCGTCGCGCGTGATCTGCCAGAGCGCGGCCGGATTGTTCACCACCAGCGGATTCTGCAGATCGAGCTGGTAACGGGCGAGCGTGTCCTGCTTCTGCTGCTGCCGGTCCCACAGCGAGGTGGCCAACTGCAGATGGAAGTCGTAGCGGCCGTTGCGGTCGCGCTGGGTCAGGATCGCTCCGCCTTTCGAAACCGGAAACAACCCGTTGGCGTCCTCTTCGGTCACGCGGAAGAACGTCTCGTCGTCGCCGAACTGCCATTCGAGCAGCCAGAAGTGCTGGAACACCGCGGCATAGTCTTCGCGCAGCGCCGTCGTATCGAGCGTCATGCGCAGGTTGCCCTGCTGAATGATCGCCATCGTTCCGCCCACCGTCTTCGGCGCGTTCGGGCGGTCCATCTGACGGCCCATCTGCACGTCGCTGATGCCGAACAACCGTTCGAGATACGCAAGCAGGGCCTGCTCGCGCGCCGCCAGCGCTTCGATATTGACGCTGATCTGCAGTTGCTTGAAGTCGGACTCCGGATTGTCCATCGGAATCCACAAGCCCGGCTTCAACTGAATCTCATCCGGTTCGAAGCCGGAGGCCGGCCGGTAGGCGCCGGGCGGCGAAACCGCCAGTTCCTGCCCGTCCGTTCCCAGATTGTGATTGCCGCGGATTTCGTCTTCGAGGTTGATCGCCTGCGCCGGCAATCCATCGCACCAGTAGCTGCCGTCCTTTTCAAACGACGCTTCGACAAACGGCCGCGGCTTCGGATCCGCCGGATACAACTGGCGTAAGTCCTGAATGCCCACGACCAGGTAAAGATCGGGCAGGAAGCGCACCACGATTTCGCTCTCGTAAAGCTCGCGCTTGACGACATCCAGTTCGTCGGCGTCTTTCTCGCCCGGTTTGAGCTTGCGCCACTTGCCGTACCATTCGAGCACCTGGAGCGAGCTGCCCGCGGACATCGGATTTTCCATCGTCACGCCCTCGGCATCGTCCTTCTCGCGCTTGATCTCGTCGCCTTCGGCATCGCGCTGAGAGTGCTGATTGGCCATCGCCAGAATCTTCGAAAAGTTTTTCTTGATGCCCTGATAGCGGCCTTCCGCCTCGCCCCGCAGCAGCTGGTTCGGCGTGATGCGGAACTTGCGCACGATCCACGAGAAGTCGTGCAGCGACTTCACTTCCTCAGCCGGGCACACGATGTCGTCGGGTTCCATCACCTCGAACGCCGGGCCTTTGTAGTAGGTGACAGTCTTCGGCTCCTTGCCGCTCAGGTCCTCGAACTCGGAGACCTTCCAGGGCGAATAGGCGAACACGCGGCCATACAAAATCTTGTATAACTCGAACTGCAGAAGATCGTTGGTGATCTTCATGTCGTTGAAGCAGCGCCAGGTCATGTAGAGCCCGATCTTCTTGTCGTTGCGATAGTCGGAGGGTCCCACCGGCTTGGCCACGATTTCGGCGTCGTCGCCGAAGATGGCGTCGGCGTTCGCGGCCCACTTCTGCTTGGCGCACCACTTGATGACCGGCACCGGGAAGTTCGAGGCGTCTTCGTCTCCGGC